CATTAGTACAGTATTTATTACTGAACTCGGAGTAGGATGGTTTCTGCGTTGATACGTCCGTTTAGACGTGTTTCTGTGGCCTTGATAGCATCCAGGAATTTACGCAATTCTACCTTGGTAGCACGAGCAAATTCTTTGAGTTTTTCTTCGGGCTTGCGCAGGGTCTTGGTCACGCTCTTGGCTTCATCATAGCCTATGATGCCGGTTCCTTTGACATTGAGAGGACCCTGCAAGGTGTCGGCCACATATTTGCCCAGTTTTCGTGTTTTGGTGTTGTAAACCCACAGTTCCTGTGCACCAACAATGTCTGCTGGATTGATACTGACCAAGCGTAGAACTTTGTCTTCACGAGCGTATTTGAGTTTGGATACTAGTTTTTCCTTGCTCACACTCTTGGGGGCTCTGACTTTCTTAGTGGCTTTCTTTACTCCGCGATACTGTATGATGTCGTTGAGTATTTGATCAATAAAAGCCATGATTCGTTTATAATCGGCTGCCTTGTAGTGACTGTAACCTTCGGTAAGTTGTTCGTCGGTGCGTTCAAATGCCTGGGCTAATTCAGCAAAACGAGCCTGAAACACTGCTTCGTACTTGCTCAACTGACTTTGTGGCACATTGTTGGCCACTAAAAAATCATAGGGTTTAAATGCGTATTTGGCGTTGGCTATGACTTCGTCGTAGTGTCCTTCTAGTTCGCCAATGGTTTCTGATGTTTTTTCATTGAGTCTGTCTTGTATGGTGGGCACATAGGCCCGAGGTTTTTCTTCTATCGCTACTGGCTCTTCTACAACTTCTGCATCTCCTCGGTTGATGGCTCGTTCAATTTCAACATCAATAAAAGCAATATGACGCTCACGCAGGGGCATGCCAGCACGATGTGCCATGATCAAGCCGTGTACTGTCATTGGCACACTACGGTCAGCACTGCGTTCAAAGGCACGGATTTCTTCCTTGGTAAATTCATGACTGTTCTTCATCCATTCGACCACGTGCTTTTTGGTATCTTTTTGTGTGAAATAGTAGTTGTAGTAGTAAAAACTTTTTCTAAGGTGGTTGTCAAAGGTAGAATCGTCCATGGCTCGGGCTCGTTCGGTGTCCCATACCGGTTCTGACCCAGTGTATTTTTCATCGCCAAACAAGGCATTGCGTGTGGCACGCACCTTGGCTTTTACTGTTTTACCATTTACCTTGATACCCATGTAGACTCCTTGACTAATATGTTATTGTAGCATTTTGGAAATATTTAGTCAACCGCTTAGAGTGCCCCAAGTTATATAACCCTGTAGGGTTTCAAGAGTTTGCACACATTCGGATTCCAGTTCTGCATATTTTGGAGTTTTTTTGTTGGTTCTACGACAGTTTACCAATTCTATGTCCATTTGCATCCAGATGTTTCGAGTGTGGCGCCACATGCGACGCAGATCTTCACGTTGCCCGGGTGGCATTTGCACAATGTTAAAAAATGCTTGATCAATGCGGTGTTTTAGGTCCTGATCATGTTCCATACAAGCATTATAGCATTTTGGGAATACTGGGTCAAGCACGATAAATATACAGTAAAGGACACAGTATGCCACGTTTAAGCCTTTGGCAAGATGGAAAACACTCAAACGATTACAAGTTTATGGATCGCCGCATATCCGAGATGTTCACCATTGGCGGTACCGGAATTCTAGTAAACAAGTACCTGGGCGTAAACACGCAAGGTGTCAACAAGGCTACTAGTGCTGCACAAGGTTCCACTGATTTTGATTTAACCTTTTCCAACACCACTGGAATCAATGTGAATGACTTTGTGTTTGGTCCTGGAATTCCTGCTGGAGCACAGGTAGCCAGCAAAACTACAACCACTGTGTCATTGAACACCATGACTACCTCTGCCTTGGCTGCTGGTGTGACCATTGGATTTGGTCCTGATGCCAGCAAACCCAGTTATGCCAATCAAAGTGAACAAAATATTCAAGACCTGTTGTGGTTAGAAAACCGTGATAGAAAATATGACAGAGACGTTTACAAGATGCGCGGCATATATCAGCGTGCTGATCAGGATTTTGATCTCAGTCAGTTTGGCCTGTTCCTTCAAACTGGTACCATATTTATGGTGTTCCACCTGCGCGACATGGTCGACCAAATTGGTCGCAAGTTAATGGCCGGTGATGTATTGGAACTGCAACATCTCAAAGATTACGATGCACTGAATGATCTGCCAGCGGCTCTCAAACGTTACTATGTTGTGGGAGATGCGTCGTTTGCATCAGAAGGTTTTAGTCCAACTTGGTGGCCACACCTGTGGCGTGTCAAATTGAATCCATTGGTAGACAGTCAAGAATACAAAGATATCTTAGACAATATTGCAGCCAGTGATACAACCGATACCCCAATTGGTCAAATTCTCAGCACTTACGATAAATTCCTAGATATCAATCAAAGCATTATTACCCAGGCCGAAATTGATGTGCCCAAGAGTGGGTACGACACTGGTCCAATTTATACCTTGCCTACCACTCGCACCGGCGAAGATCCCATTGGCGCTCCTATCACTGCTGACAATGCTGGCATACTAGCCGGAAATACTGCGCCTACTGCGGATTCTGGAGTGTCTAGTCCGCTACGCAAGGTACAAGGCTACTTGACCGGAGATGGCATTGCACCCAATGGTCTTGCCACCGGTGCTGGCGTGGCATTTCCTGCCAATCCCAGCGTAGGAGATTATTTCTTGCGTTTGGATTACTTGCCCAATCGATTGTTTAGATATTCAGGTCGCCATTGGGCCCGAGTAGAAGATGCTGTAAGAACCGCTCTAACTCCGGGTGTAGATAATAAGACACAACGCATGAGTTATGTAAATAATAACAATACCTACACAGATGCAGATGGCACAACTCACAACGAGCGTCAACCACTGAGCCGTGTACTAACACCGAAAGCCGATAACTAATGCCAGTTCAATTTGCCTATGATGGCCAAATTCGTCGTTTTGTCATGCAGTTTATACGCATGGTATCAAACTTTCAAGTGGAGTTTGGTCAGGACGCCAGTGGCGATCGCACCTTGCAAACTGTTCCTGTGTACTACGGAGATATGAGTCGACAGGCTGCTATGATCCTGCGTGGCAACAGTGAAAACACACTCAATGCTGTGCCAGCCATGGCCTGTTACATCAGCGGCTTGGCTTACGATCAGACTCGTTTGCAAAATCCCTATCACGAAGGTGTGGTTAGAATCAGAGAACGTGTGTACAATGACGTAGAGCAAGAGTACGAGCGCAGTCAAGATGGCATTTACACAGTAGAACGCATGATGCCGGCACCTTACAAACTGACCATGAAACTGGACATATGGACATCAAACACTGAACAAAAACATCAGTTGATTGAGCAAATGATGCCCTTGTTCAACCCTGGCCTGGAAATACAAAGCACAGACAACTATGTGGATTGGACCAGTCTCAGTGTTGTGTTGCTGACTGATTTGAACTACAGCAGTAGAAGTGTACCATCTGGTGGCGACGAAAGCATTGACGTGGCCAGTCTCACATTTGAAATGCCCATATGGTTAAGTTTACCGGCCAAGGTCAAGAAAATGGGTGTGGTTGCACAGATCATTGCCAGTGTGTATGATGCACAAGGTGATCTCAATCCTGATGTGGTTTTTGCTGCGCAGGGATTGATGAGCCAACAAAGATTTACACCTATGAATTACGAATTGGCCTACGTGGGCAACACCCTGATCTTGTACAAAAACAATGCTACCGAAGCACAGGATGGTACCATATATGGTACCCGAGTGCGCTGGGCCGACCTGGTAAACGTTTATGGCAAACTGACCAATGGCATCAGCGAAGTTAGGTTGACTTTTCCCTACACTGACGGACCACATGAGATAGCCGGCACTGTGGCATTTGACCCCACCAACGACACACAGTTGTTGTTTACGCCGTTTGAGGCCACCTTGCCAGCCAACACGTTAGAAGCAGTTGATGCCATAATTGATCCACAGAACGTAGATGTAGACAGCATGTTGTTGAGCCCTGCTGCCGGAACTAGATACCTGATCCTAAACCCAATTGGTGATGTTGGCACTGAAAATCCAGTGGCCTGGGCTGGTGAACCGGGCACCAACTTGCTTGCACGTGCCAATGACATCATCGAATGGAACGGATCATACTGGACAGTGGCATTTGACAGCAGAGAGCCTGCGGTGCAGTATGTGTCAAACATCTACACCACAACACAATACCGCTGGA